ATGCCAATTCTATTGTGGCCTGTTTCAAATAGCGCGAAGCGCAAAATAGAAAAGTGCGTTGAAGAACATCAAGAATTGTACTGGTTCCGTCGTTATAAAAAACAACTTGAACTACGTGCCGTCACAGTTACCTACGAAACTGGAAAATTCAGATCTAAAGCATTATGGACATTTGACGATTTCAACGATGAAGACATCAACGATGCGCGGCGGCTGGAAAAAGCAATCAGTTCCCTATATCCAGAACGATATAAAAACCTGGCTCCCAGCGGCATAGACAAAATATTGTCAGATATGTTTTTTGATGGCGTTATTTCAAGAACATAGGCGGTGGTGTGATGAATAAACCCAAGGCTAAATGCAAACGTTGCAATAAAGAGGTTTGTATCACAGAACATTTTCATTTCTACCGCCACAACATTACAAAAGACGTTGTGTGTAAAGGATCATCTGAATCATTTCTCACTCAGACCAAGCCGAAAAATTGGAATATGACACGTACGGTTGATCTAAAAAAAGAAAACACAATTTCCCTTTTGCAAAGTATCCCTGGTTCTGGACCTGTTGCAGTTGAATCGATTGTGGCTGAATTGATCGACCGTGAGCAGGTGTTTCGGAAAAAGGTCGAAGATGCTTTGAAGGAAATTGAGGAAGACGAACGCCTTGGGTATCCGACGGCGACAGTGGTCGAAAATGCTCCACTTGCGTTGGTGCAATGTGGGCTGGAAAACCAATTGCGAGCGCTTCGTTGGGTTTGTTCCATTATGGAGGGCAAACGATGAATGCAGAGGCATGGATTATCGCTGGGTTGGCACTGTTTTTTATATTTTTCCTTTTGAAGTTTTCATAGGAGGCGGAGATGGCAAAAGAGAAGTTTGTTGATCATAAATTCAGCGCATCGAGCCTGGTGTTGATCGATACCGCGAACGGGATTTTGAATGAATATCGTCGCATGGGTTATCGGTTGAGCCTGCGCCAGTTGTATTACCAGCTTGTAGCACGTGACTATATCGAGAACTCACAGCGGTCCTATAAACGCATCGGAAATTTGATCAGTGATGCTCGCCTGGCTGGCATGATTGATTGGGAAATGATTGAGGACCGCAACCGCGAGACCCTTATCCCTGCAGCATGGAATTCCCCTGCCGAGATCGTCCGGGCGGCTGCACGTCAGTTCCGTGTGGATCGTTGGGAAGGTCAGACCAATTATGTGGAGGTCATGGTCGAGAAGGATGCGCTGAGCGGTATTCTCGAACCGGTGTGTAGAGAGTTCCATGTTCGCTTTACTGCGAATAAAGGCTACTCATCATCCTCTGCAATGTATGAGGCAGGCAAGCGCATTCGCAACATGCTGTTAACGGGGGATAACGAGATCAACCAGGTGCATGTCTTTTATCTTGGCGACCATGATCCAAGCGGCATTGATATGACACGGGATATCAAAGAACGTCTGATTCAGTTTTCAGACCTCGATGTCTATTTTGAACGCAAGGATTCGTATACCGCAGATGATTTTCTTCATGTTCATCGCCTGGCATTGAATTACGACCAGGTCGAGACATGGCAGCCGCCTGAAAACCCAGCCAAACAGACCGATAGTCGCTTCGAAGCCTATGAAGCTGAGTTTGGTCAATCGTCCTGGGAATTGGATGCGGTCGAGCCACGCACACTGGTAGATCTGGTCCGTGATGGGATCGAGAATCTGATTGATCAGGACCAATGGGAATCTGTCGCTTCGAAGGAAAAGCAGATGCGTGATGAACTCATTGGCTTTGCTGAAGAGTACGAGCTGAAGGAAGCGGCTCCCAAGAAGGCAGCCAAGAGAAAGAAGGGCAAATGAATCTGCATGAGCGTTTGATGGTGATGGTATTGACGGCGAAAGATCGCCTGATGGATGTGGTCACTTTCGGGCTGTGGAGCAAGGTCCGCGGCGAGGTGACGTGGCGAGTGATGAAGGTCAAAGGAGAATGACATGAGCAACAAAATTCCAGAAATAGTCGAAATCATTATTGGTGAATATCAAGAAGCACGGCTTATTGAAAACGAAAAGAAACAGCAGGAAGAGCAGCGCAAAACGGAAGAGAGAAATGTAAAAGGCAAAGCGATTGCAGATGAATGGATCGAGAAGGCTTTTTTAAGTATCCCTGAATGGTTACGTCAATATTACTGTTCTGAAGCAACTTCATTGGACTATTACCGCATCGTGCAAGGATGGGAAAGTTCCAGAGATCTTACTTTGACGTTCAAGATACCTGGTTTGGCTCAAATCCAATATCAAGACGGTCAATGGCGTTCTGAGCAATGTGGTTGGAACCGTGGATATGAAGATTCTGAACCTTATATCCATTTTGGAAGAGATAGTTATTGGCAATCCAGTCTTGAAGCTACTCTTGTATATGCGAAGAGTGAAATGGAAGAGCATCAAAGCAATCTCACTGAATATGCCGCTGAACAAGAGCGTCTTGCCAAACGTGCCACTGAAGAAGCTCAAATGGATAACCAAATCGAGCAGAAGATCAAGAAAGAAAAGGAAGAACAGAAAGCGGCTGAGCAGGCAGAAGAAGAGGCATTGTTGCTGTCTATCAAGAACGATCCGGTCGCCATTCATATGTTGAAAGCCTTCATCTTGTTACGTGATGAGCGCAGTACGTTTGAACAACACCTCGATGAATTGGGCGAGGAAATGTATAGCATCGAAAATCACTGGTCCCGCAAAGCCGCCGATCTTCGTCGCCAGGCAGATGAGGCAAAGCGCCACGCACGTGATGAGCAATCCCGTTTGCAGAGCGATCTTGATGACGCGGAAGCCAAACTGAAGAAGTCTAAGCGAGGCTGGTAACCAGTTCGACCCAGCGTGATATTAGCCGTCAACATCCCGCTGGGTCAGCCCTCCCCGCCCGCCGCGCATCCACTGATAAAGCAGTAGAAGAAAAAATCCCAATGTTCACCAAATACATGGGCGCAGCGGTCTACGGGCAAGGGCACTACCAGAAAAGCGCGCCCATGTCAGTAATAAGCATTATGCGACATAAAGGCATGGTTGGCTGGTGATTTTGGCGGTTGGAATGGGCGATAAGGCATGTTTTTTTTGTCGCATATGGCGAGCAGGCAGGGGGGTAGGGGTCTTCGGGGATTTCGTTTGATGTGTGCGGGTAGGCTTGCGGCGGGCAAGCTCGAATTGTTAGAAAAATTCTGGAAAAACGCTGGAGAAATGGTCAATGAGTAATGACTTCGTGGCAGAGTTGAAAAAGCGGATCAGGATCGAGGATGTAATCAGTGAGACCGTCGAGTTACAGAAAGGCGGACGGCGTGGATACATTCGCGGCGCAAAGCGCGGCGCTGGTGAGCACGGTTTGGTTGTTGATCTGGACGGTCAGCGCTTTGCATGGAATGGCAACCCTGAATATGGCGGCGGTCGCTATAACGATGTCATCTTTTGGGTGATGGTGCGTGATCGCGTTGACTTCAAGCGTGCTTTAGAAATCCTCGCTCGTAAGGCAGGCATGGAATTGCCAAAGTGGAGTGAAGAACAACAGGTCAAATATGCCGCCGTCCGCAAGCAGGAAGATGTGCTTGAGGTTGCCCAGCGTGTTTTTGCCGAATGGCTTTGGAAAGATGAGAAGGCATTGGCGTATGTGCGCGGACGCGGTTGGTCAGATGAAACAATAAAGGCGGCAGGGCTTGGTTTTACGGGCTGGGGAACACCTGCCGAGTATGAAGAGATGAAGAACGCTATTGCTACTACTGGGGATCTGCATTCGGCGGCGGCGGTTGCGATCCTTGGGCTGCGCGGCGGCGTGCAAGCCTGGTGCGAGAAGCGCAGCATCGAGCCGAGAGCAAATTGGATCGAGAAGGATTTCATCGCTTCGATGTTGGGTTGGAAAGATAAGTTCGGTCTTATTTACCCCTGCATTTATTTTGGGCGCACGACATACCTTTATCGTCGCCATTTGATGTTGAATAGTGATGGGGTGTTGATCGGTTCGGATGAGCCGAAGAGTTACAACTTGCCCGAAGTTCTGGTTGGAAAGCGTCAATTGTATTTCAACCATGTTTATTCACCGCGCGCTGAGCGGGTTGTGTTCGTTGAAGGTCCTGGCGATGCTGTGACGCTTGGTCAATGGGGGGTGGATGCAGTGGCAATCGCTGGAACCGCCTGGGAAGACCATGCGGAAGATCTGCGCGGGTTGAAAGATATGAAGTACGGCAACGAGCCAGCGCATGAGGCACTCTATATCGCGCTCGATGCGGATAAAGCTGGTGAAGCTTCAGTGACTGGAAAGAATGGCGAGTTTCCCCTGGTGGAGATCGTTGGGGCGATGTGTCGTGTGATCCGTTGGGATGAAAAGGATGCCAACGACTGGTTGCAGGCGATGAACCGTGACGGGGTAAAGCATGAAGACCAAGTGAAAAAGGTCAATGAGGTGATCGGGGAAGCGAAACCGCTTGCCATCGAGGTTGCGAAGTGGGCTGGCTCACAGAAGGATGATCACAAGGCGACCAAGGCGTTGAAGCGGGCATTCGAAGTGATTGCACAGATGGGTGAAGAAAACACCATCATGCGTTATGCCCCTGAATTTTTGAGCGCGTTCAAGCCATTGGGCGATGCTGTAAAGGGTGTGCGTGAGTTCTCGCGGCTGTTGAAGAAGGCTCAGGGTAAGGGGGATGAGGATGGTGAGAAAAAAGAAGATGTGATCCATACCTATGGTGGCAGGATTGGCGACTGGCTGCTTGAGTATTGCTATGACCCTGAAACGGGCAAGGCGCATTTTGCATATCGTGACCCAAGTGGAAAGGTGGATGAAGCGCCGGATCTGTTGATTGAAGGAAAACGTTACAAGCCTGAATTGCCTACTGACCGCATGATCTTGAAAGGCGCGATCAACTTCCCGTCTGGATTGGCTCGAAAGTCTGATGGCTCAATTGACCGACGCTCTACCAGCCAGTTGACAAACGATATCGCGTTCATCTTGCGCAAGAATTACTACTTCAGGGACCCGAAGTGGGCAACGTTATCGGCGTATTGGATTTTGGGCACCTGGCTGTACGACAATTTCAAGTCGTTGGTGTATTTGCGTTTTGTGGGGGATGCGGGTGCTGGTAAATCGGCATTGCTGAATCTTATTGGGTTGATGAGCTATCGATCTATCAAAATGTCTGGAGCGGATTCTGAGGCAACCTTCTTCCGCACAGTCGATGATTTTCGCGGAACGATCTTGTTCGAGGAAGCCGATCTTCCAGATGGCAGTGGTGCAGATAATCCTATCGTCAAATTCGTGAACCTGGGGGCGATGCGTGGAAATTTTATCTACCGCATGGAAGAATACGTGAAGCATGATGGTTCCAAGGGCTGGAGACCGACGCCATTCGAGACGTATTGTCCCAAGGCATTTGCGATGCGCGGTGATTTTATGGATAACGCGGTTGCCAGTCGTTCCATATCGATCAAATTGACATCGGCTGAGACCACTGAGTTGCGCGATGCAAATGGCGGTGCGGGTATTCCGCTGGATCTGACCGATGCGACGCGGGCAGTGCTGCGCAACGTGCGAAACCTGTGCCTGACATGGCGATTGTTCGAATATAGCCTAACCGAACGCCAATTGAGTTGGGATCTGGTGGATGTTGAGATCCCAGCACGCTTCAACCAGGTGACGATCCCCATGAAATCGTTGGCAACAAATTTGGATGGCACGCGTGATGAGGTGTTCCTGAATCAGGTGACTTTATTATTGCGCGAACATTATCAAGAGATCGTGGGGGATAACTCGACTACTTGGGAAGCACGCGTAGCAGAGGCATGTTGGAAGATGTACATCTACCCGGACCTGCGCAATCGGCTGGAAGTGCGCCCGGATGGAACCATCCTGATGAAGATCGGGGATGTGACCGCGCTGGCAAACAATATTGCAGATGAAATGAATGAGGAAGGGGCTGACCTGCGGATCAAACGCGATGATGGCGGCGAAGATGGGGATAAGAAAAAATACAAGAAGAACTATGAATTGGGCGCTCAAAAGGTCGGGAAGATCATCCGGGATGTGTTCCAGCTTCATACCCCACCGCGCAAGGGCAAGGGTGTGTTCTTTGAGTTCGAAGAAATGAAGATGATCGCCATTGGCAAGAAATATGCGGCGCTGCCACCGGAAGACAAGATTGAGGCGGCTCGCCAGGCGTTTGCTCTGCTGCGGGCGAAAGGCGGGCAGGCTGCCAAGGCTACGGTGAACGTACCGGAACAGGTTCCTATGCCTGAATTCCCGCCAGATGCGGAGTGAACAAGTGAACAGGAATTTCCCATTCTGCTACAAGACATTTTGTTTTGCGGCGCGGGCGGTGAAATCCATTCACCTGTTCATTTTGAAGGAAAAACAGCGATTTTTAGCGGTTTTTTCAAAATATTGCCAGTTTTCTTATATGCTCACTAGTTATTTATTTATGAATAAGTGAGTAGTAAGTAATGACAATGTAAGAGTATTTGACAATTTGCCTTGTTAGGAATGAACAAGTGAACAGCAATTTTCGAGCATGTTCATTCATGTTCATTAAATGGTCAGACAAAGGAGTAGGTAGGCATGAAAGGTCATTTTTTAGGTCAAGACCAAAATTCGGGCGGGGCTTCTTCCGCTCGTGGGTCATCTTTGGCGGTGCGGCAGTTTGTGGAGCTGGCGTTTGGCTGGGTGCCGGTTCATAAACCCACTACTCCATTCCGGGTAGAGGCGGTGGAGGTGGAGGAGCGCTATTGCTTGAAATGCTACGCCATTCATTGCTTCGACGTGGTGCGAGGTAATGGTCGTGAGGCGGCGTTCTGCAGATGCTGTGGCGCTGAATTTGGGATTGGAGGGTCGAATGAGTAATTGGGTCAGGCATTTTTGTCTATTGTTTGAACCCGCGCCATCTGGATGGTGGAAGTTTTGGCGCATGTACCGGCGACATGTCAAACCTGAAAAATGCGTTCCGACCACACTGGAGCAACATGATGAGGGGTTGGCTGGGAAGGTTTCGATGTGGACGTATGACGGTGTCAATTATTGGTGGCTGGATGGACGGTTGTACTCTTGCCGCGACCGGACTGATGAGGAGCGCGGAATCAGCAGACCATGGTCGGATGAAGAAAGGCGACAAATCGAAATGGCATTTTGGATCATGCGTTTTGTGATTGCAATAATTTTGTTTATCGATGGATTAGTGATTTGGTTGGCATTTGGAGGATGAAATGTATGAATTGAAGATTTGGAATTGGATGTTGCCCGGTATGGCGGCTGGTATTTTGTTGGGACTGGCTGCATGGATGAGTCGGTCTCAATCTGAGATGGCATTTTATTGTGCTGGCTCGCTCCTGTTCATTGCGGTGATCCTGTTGGTACAGGCGTCCAGCGGGTATCGCGCGTTTTACCGTCAGATTGAGGTGGACCAACTTTCGCAGAAGCGCACGGCGCTGGCAGATACGGCTGAGGTGCGCCTGGCTGAGTTCATGCGGCAGATGCACCCTGAGACGGTGCGGTTGTTTTTGAAGCATCGTTTGGAAGTGTGGCGAGTGCGTGAAATGAAAGGGCACGAACTGGTGACATGGGTGCTGGATGCGGACCCGAGGATCAATCATGAGTTCGTTGAATATGTTTTACGCCATTCCAATTTCTATAACGTGATGCCGAAGAGGTTGTTCAGCGACAAGGCATATAGCTTCGACCCGATGGGCGTGGTGACGGATTATGAGCAATATGACGCGCTGATCGCTCTGATGCAACGGCGTGGCTGGGTGACGGAGGGATATGGTAATCAGCCCCCGGTGTGGATCGAGCCGTGGAAACCCGAGTTGGCGGCGAGGCGGTTCGGCTTGGATATTTCGGCTGAGGAAGATGAGCAGTCGGTCGATGGTTCGTTAGAAGTTCAAAAATAAAAAGGAGAATAAAAAAATGGCAACAAAACTTGGAGTAGATTTTGGTCAGAGTTCTGTAAAGATCGTTGGTGCGGCTGGGAATGTGCAGTTCCTTTCGCAGGTTGCGTTGATCGGCGATATGAGCGTGGATGTGCCTGCTATGGGTCGCCGTGCGAAACGCCCAATGGTGGTCGAAAATGGGGTGGGTCCATATTTTGTGGGACCGAAGGCTCACCAATGGGGTACGCCCATCGAGAATATCAATTATGAACGTTTAGCGGACGCGACCTCGGGAATGAAGGCGATCTTCCACGGCGCGTTGACCGAATATCAAAATAAATTTGGGCGCTTTGAAGAACCGCTTGAGGTTGTAGTGGGTCTGCCGATGCAGATGATGACTGGGGAAAATAAGGATAAATACGAGCGGCAGGTGAAGGCGTGGGTTGGCGGCGAACATCGCTGGAATGCAAATGGTGTGCAGCACGAATCCATAATTACCAAAGTAGGTCTTGTGCCGCAGGCGATGGGTGCAGTGGTGGATTATGCGTTTGACCATGATGGGAATGCTGTAAGCGCCGAGAATAATAAGGCGTTGACGCAAGAATGTGCGACGATCTGGATCGGGTCTTCCACTGTTGAATTGGCTGTTACGAAACGATCTGAGGACACCAAACGTTTCAATGGATCATCGCCAGTGGGTGTGAAGTGGTTGCACAACCAAGTGGACCCGACTGGGGCGTGGAAATTTGGCGAGTTCGATGAAATGCTGAGGGTGAACGATCTGCCAGACGGGATGGATATCGCCAAGTTCATGGATGCCTGGTATGCGGTCATCAATGGTTTTATTTCCAGCCGCTGGATGCAGGATGGTGCAGATGCCACGAAACGTTTTTATCGCATCTTTGTGGGCGGCGGTGGAAGTTTGCTGTTGCGCGAGCAGATGCAGGCAAGGTTCGGCTCGAAGGTGATTTTCCCGAAGGACCCGATCATGTCTATTGCGAATGGCTTGTATAAGGCTGCTCTGCGAGGTAAGTAATGGCCCCAAAAAAACGCGAAATTCCCAGTGAGCGCGTGAGGTTGGACGGATACCAGCAGTTTCCAATTGTTGACCCGCGTGAACAGAAATTTTGGGATTGGTATTTGGAGAATCGTAAAAATAGACGCGCTTTTACGATGGCGAAGGTATTGATTATTGCGGCGCTGCACGGAGAGATGGGTTCGCAGATTCAGCAGGCAGTTGAACATGGCGACACTGAGGAAGCAACTGCTGCGCTGGATGATCTGCTGGATACATATATGACGTGACCCCCTCTGCCCTGGCGGGCATCTCCCCCAAATACCCTTTCAGGGCACTCGTACCCTGCGGGATATTTAGGGGAGAGACGATATTAACCGCCAGCATCGCGGAAATTGATATTAACCGCCAGCATCAAACTCCCCCACCCCATTGTGTTGAAGAGTGTGCGCTCGGTGTGGATGTTGAAATGGACATCCTCCCATGATGGGGGAGGGGAGAAGAAATGCGAAATGATTAAGGATGAATTATGCGGAAGATGACTGTGAATGAATTGACTCATGATGGATGGAGACGATTGAAGATCGTTGGTGATGCAGTGATCGATGTGGAGCCTTATATGCGCCTGGTGCCATTGGTGGCGCGTGAACATTTGGTCACTAACCATGGTCATGATGAACTGCTGAGTTTATTTTCGCTGGAGATTTTGTATCCCGTTTATGGTCCCTATCAAGTCATGATTCATGGTCCTAAGAAATTCCGCAATTTGATGTTTGTTCACCATGTGTATTCCAAACGTGTGAGTGAGTGTATTGACCTGGCAAGAGTTGAGTTTTTTGCTGGCACGCGCTTTGCGCCCATCTACGCATATGTTCAAAAACTTCCCAAGGGCGCGGAAGATGGGATGGATGTGCATGGCTGTATTTTGCTGGCGGCTGAGTGGATGCCTGCCAATTGTGTTGCGACTGGAGGTTGCGATGGTTATTAAAAGCACAAGACCGATGAAGCCGTTCAGGTGCAAGAATGGTCATATCCTTGGCTACGTGCGCTGGAACGATGATGATATTCCGCAGTTGATGGTGCTGCGGGAGAGCATGGACATGGAAGCGGAACGACCCGAGGAAGTGGATTATTTAGGTCCGCTGGATGGGAATATGCCGATCCGTTGCAAGTGTGATGAGGTAATGGTGTGGCGGATCAGTGTAGATAGCCTGTTGGCGATCTTTGCGCAGTTGGATGACGCGAAGGTATTTGAGTTTTCGCGGCGGCTGTTGGAGATGAGTCGGAAAGGTGAAGGTGTGAAATGATCGAAGTGCAACAAAAAAATAATCAAGTGATTCTGCGCGTTGATGTGCATCCTATTGGTTACTACTTCAACTTTACTTATGACGCAGGCTCTGAATGGGCTGCGAAGGCTTTGTTCAAGATCCTGAATGAAGCTTTGATGGAGAGAGTGCGTGGCATTCGGAAGGATGAATATGAACTGGGTTTGAAGGATGCCCGCAAGTTGAAGAAGGATCGCAAGGATTGGTTTTCTGGTTGGTTGGTAAAGTGAGGTCCATGATGCCATATTTGAAAATTGTAAAGAGACCTCATGAATGTGTGAAACCAACCAGCATTCTTGGTCATCGCGGCTCAAGGGGAATTTACATTGGCACTGTTTGGGAGTGCCCAATTTGCAAAAAGCAATGGATAGTTGATGCTGAGAAAAATACATCTATGAATCTTTTCTGGCGAGAAACAAAAAATGATGAAATGATCATTCAGAAGGAAGGTGCGTGATGGCAAAACTTACAGATGACGAAAAACGACAAGTTGGTGACCTGGCGAATACATCCATTGAAGATATGAAGTCTTCGCTGAATTGCATGCCTGGTCATTACAGCCTAGTTGTGTTACGAGCAGTGTTGAGGATTGCAAAGCGGCGGAATGAGAAGACGCGCATTCGGGTGATCGAGTCATCGATCAAGAAATTGTACATTGGGGTGTGTGATGATTAGCCAGGCTATCTATGATGCAATGCGACCTATGCCAGTATTCAAGCCAGAGATGCGGAAGGCGAATCGGGATGGTCGGAAGAGCCAGACGCGGCGGGTGATCAATCCGCAGATCGATTGGCAGGAGGACATTTTTCAGCGGCGTAGGTCTGGCACGATTGACCAGTTTACATATTCTGAATTTATGGATACTTGTCCCTATGGTAAATCTGGAGATTGTTGCTATATGCGTGAGCCGCTTTATCACGGGTTTGGTGGTATTGCTTATTACAGGGACGATCTTACAATGGTCCGCCATGCGTTGACGGGTGAGCCCATCACCTGGCGTTGGAAGAAGGATGTGCTGACAAGCATCGTTATGCCGAAGGAAGCAGCGCGATCTATCTATCAGTACAAAGAGATACGGGTTGAGCGGGTGCAGGAGATCTCGCGTGATGATGCCAGGGCTGAAGGCGTGAGCGGAGTTTGGAAAAATCCACCTGAAAAAGAAGAGCATTATTTGCGCGTTTTGCTCAATCCCTATGTTGCGAATTACAGTGTGCTATGGGATGAAATCAATTCGGAACGTGGTTATCCGTGGGATGCAAATCCGTGGGTATGGGTGCTTGGCTATAAGCCAATAAAAATTGGAAATGATATAGCTGGCTTACGGCATAACCTTGTTATATTCGATGACTTTTTAGGAGTATGAGATGGCTAAAGATTGGTGGACTTATAGTTGGAACCTTGCGGTGGGATGCTCGAAGGTGAGCACGGAATGTCAGCACTGCTGGGCTGAGGTGATGGCGAAACGCCTCAAAGCGATGGGGCGGGCAGAGTACCAGGATGTGGTGAATGACCACGGTCATTGGACGAACCGTGTGACGCTGGTTAATGATCGGATCGGGGAGCCATTGCGGTTGAAGAAGCCGCGCGTGATCGCAGTCAATTTGATGGGAGATCTGTTTCACCCTGCAGTGCCGCTTGATTTTCAGGAGAGCGTGTTCGATGTGATGCGCCAGGCGAATTGGCATGTGTTCCTGATTTTGACGAAGAGACCTGAGCAAATGCTGGCGGTTGTGAATCGGCTTGGATTGAAGGCAGAGAATTACGTCAATGTGTGGCTGGGGACAAGCGCGGGCAACCAGGCTGGAGCGAATGAGAGGCGCGATAGCATGTGGGCACTTGCGCAAATGGGTTTTAATACGTGGGTCAGTTCAGAGCCGCGCATTGGCGAGATCGATTGGACTGGTTGGGAGTTTTTGAAATGGATGGCGACTGGCGGTGAAAGTGGAAATGATTCGAGACCGATGGACCCGAATTGGGCAAGGTCGGATTTGGATTGGTGTCGTGCGCATGATGTGAAATTCATGTTCAAACAATGGGGCGAATATGTGCCGTTGGACCATTTGAAAGTGAGTGAACGAACGACGTTCAAACATCGCCCTGTTGAGGTTGGTGGGACGGTGATGGTGCGGGTTGGTAAGAGCGCTGCCGGGCATGTGTTGGATGGGAATGTGTATCGATGGTATCCGAGCCCTGCGGATATGCGGATCTGGCACAAGACGAAATATTGCCCTCAATGTAGCAGTGTTTGGGACGGTTTTTTTTGCGCACAGTGTGGATATTGCAAACCGCCGCGCCAATAAAAAGGTAACTATATAACCTGGAAAGGATATCTGAAAATGGAATGCTACGAACATGATCGTGTACCAACCCATTGCATTAATTGCGGTGGGTTCTTAGGTGAAGTCTGCGAGATCTGCGGAGATTTATCGGATGGTGGCGACTGGATGGCATCTCAGACGGATGCATGGTGTAAATGCAATAATTCCATTAGTGACTATGGTCGAGAAGATCCAGACGAAGAAGAACAAGACGACTATCATCATTCTCGATATATGGACGGAGCTGAATAGGTGCATCATGATGATATCTATAAAAGCCTATGGTGATGAAAAATTCTATATCAACACCGATCTAATTGAATCAATAATTGAGAGACAAGGAAATACATCTGAGATCAGATTGACCAATGGACATATTTATACTTCAATCGAATCGCCTGAAAAATTATCTAATCGTATATCAATGGCTCAGATGTCATCTCAGCTTGCAAAACCTAAAAGCAACTTGACAACTTAGAACGACTGTTCTAAAATATTTTATAGAACAACCGGCATGCGGGTGCCCGCCCTGCATGCCGGTTGTTCGTTTGTCGGGCAGCGCATTGACTTTGGAAGTTGAGGATGAATGCCCGTATCAAAACCTATTTACCAATTGCCATTGATCTTGGATCTGCCTGAGGCGGATGATCTGAATATCTCTGCGGAGGATGCGCGGATCAAAGCAGAGGCGGCACGTAAAACATTAGAGGGGATGTATGGAAAGATCGGTTCCCCCAAGTGGCTTGAAGACTATAACGAATTGGTGCGAGGCGGCTGGCATTGGCGGGTGGCAGCGTATATTGCCTGGGCATCGAGCCCGCGTTTTGGAAGAGAACCAAAGACACAGGATGAGTTGGCTCGCTTTCACCTGGGATTGAATAGTGATCGGGTGATCGCCACCTGGCGCAGGAAGAACCCTGCCATCGATGAGACGGTGCGTCTGCTGCAGGCGGCTCCGCTTTTCAAGCATCGAGCGGAGATCTACACGGCGCTTGTGGCTGTAGCAGTGAAGCCTGAATATAAAAGCCATAATGACCGCAAGTTGGCTTTAGAGTTGTTGGGCGATCATGTACCCACTTCAAAGCTGCAGGCGGAATTGAAACGCAGGGGAATCAGCATGGATGATATTAGCGAGCTGAGCGATGCTGAGTTGATGGAGATCTCACGCGCTGCAGAAGATCGTTTGCAGCCGATGAATGGTGAGGGTGAAGAATAATGGAAATCAAACATGACCAGCATAATGCCAATAAGGGAACGAAGCGAGGCAAGGAGTTATTGAATCAGTCGCTGCGCGAGTTGGGAGGCGGGCGGTCTATTCTGCTTGATAAGGATGGGAACATCATCGCTGGAAATAAAACGTATGAAGAAGCACAGAAGCTTGGGTTGAAGGTGCGGGTGATCGAAGCTGGCAAGGATGAGCTTGTGGCGGTACAACGGGGAGATCTGGATCTGAATGATGGCACAGGGGATGCGCGACGCCTGGCGTATTTGGACAACCGTGTTTCGGAGTTGGATCTAGCTTGGGATGAGGACCAGCTCGCGTTTGATATTGCGGCGGGGCTGGATCTGTATCCGCTTGGGTTCAATGAGAACGAGTTGTTTCTTATCATTGGGGAGCCAGAAGAAGAGGTGGATGCGAAACCGGAGTTTGATAAAGCGGATGAATTGCGAAACAAGTGGAATGTGCAAACCGGACAGATGTGGAGGCTTGGCAACCATTATCTAATTTGCGGAGATTGCACAGCGGCATACGTTGTGGAGCGGGTCCTGCAAGGCAGTAAGTTTGATTTGCTTTGCACGGATCCGCCATATGGGGTCAATGTTCATGGTGGTGAAGGCGGCGAAATGGTGATCGCTAATGATTCGCCTGAGGATGTGCCGGATCTGTTATTGAGTGCGTTTCGCCTGGCGGTGAAATGGGCGGAGAAGAAGTCAGCTTTCTATATTGCGGGTCCGCATGGACCGCAGTCGCATGAGTTCTCGAAGGCAATCCTCGCCGCAGGGATGGATTGGAAACAAACGTTGGTATGGTCCAAGAATAATATTGTGCTGGGGAGGAGTGATTATCAACAAAAGCATGAAATATTTTTCTATGGAAATTTCGGGCATGGTCGAGTTTGGAATGGTGGACGAAAGCAAAAGAGCGTGACTGAAGAGCAGCAGAAACTGTTGAGTTTTATCGATGAGAATACGGTGCAGGTGATGCTTGGCACTGAGATGTACGCCATTCAGGGTGATAACCTTGAGGTTTCGCAAATCGAGCCGGATGTGATGCGAGTGGAGAAGCCGCAGAAAAGCGAGTTGCACCCGACGATCAAGCCGATGAAGTTGATCCGCAGAATGATACGCAATAGCACGGAACGAGGTGCAGTTGTTTATGATCCATTCAGTGGTTCAGGGACGACGATCTTGGCATGTGAGAATGATAGTCGCAGGTGTTGTGCTGTTGAGCTATTGCCAAAATATGCGGCGGTGAATTTGCAACGGTGGTTTGATGCTACCGGTGTGTTGCCTGTTTTGCTTGACAATTCATAAAAAGAATCTATAATGCAGACATTGACCGTCAGGGTGCCCCCCTCACCCTGGCGGTCAATGCTTTAAGGAAGATTAGAATCTCTGTTCTGACTCTTGTTAAATTTTTTAAATTGTGTTAAAAATGGAGAGTACAACTCAATACATTTTGCACCGCCCGCCCAATGTGGCAGGCATGTTTCGGAGATAAGCGCCCGATGACCATCAACGGTCATCGGGCGCTTTTTTATTTATCCCACATCGTGGGTATTCAAAAAAGGAGATTTACATGAAAAGGTTCTTCCAAGTTTTTTTTGTTGTTATGCTGATTGCCGCTTTTTTTGCGGTGCCGGTTTTTGCGCAGGGTTTGGCGCAGGATGAGCAGCCACTTGACCTGACTGGTGCTTTACAGGCTGCGGGTCAATTTGTGCTTGGCAGTCTGGCAATTGCCGCTGCTGCCACCTTCGTGACCAACACATTCAAGTCCGCTGGATTGGTTACGGACACTCAAGCCATTACCTGGGTAAGCACGATCAATTTCATCCTCATCATCGCGGTTTTCCTATTGAAACTTTTCGCGCCAACCTTCGACCTAGGCATTATCGAGAAAGTCGCTGATGGAATTGCGAAGCAGGGTCCAGGCTTCATCCTTCCGCTGATGCCGCTGTTGGTGGCATTCTCGAAGTGGATTCACGGCGCGGTCAAGGGCGCGAAGTGGATTGGTACTTCGAACAGCTTGAAGCTGGCTGCCGCGAAGAAATAAGAATATCCAAGGATAGTAGGGGCGGGGATAAAAACCCTGCCCCTATTTAGTGATGCTTATGGATTCATCCACTCTCAACCTTTTATTGCAAATACCACTTGCCGGTGTGGTGGTCTTTGTCGTTGTTGTGTTCCTGAAACATTTGCGGGAGACCCAAACGCAGATGATCACTTTCATGAGCCAGCAGGCAGAAACGAACCGGCAATTCCTTGCTACGCAGCGCGAGCAGATGAACGCGGCAATTGCTCGCATGGCTGAGGAACTAAAACTCATGCGCGAAAACTTCGCGGAATATCGTGGCGTAACTCGCAAGCGCAATAGGAACGTGTGAAATGACCAACGGACGATTGGACCAGCCAGTTTATCAACTCGAAATGCAGTTAAAGGACGTGGTGGAAGCAATTCAATATCAGGAATTGACTTCCCGTGAAACCGCGCTTGCGGCTCTTTCCGCGTTGAGGGCTAAAGAACCCATCGTCGAAACCTATCGTGAGAAGGATGACAAAAGTAATAAGGTCATTGAGAAGACTCTTGTCGTGGGCGAGCGTGAGATCGTGCCACGCTGGATGGATTTATTCAAAAAACTTGTAGAAGGAGGTTGGCGCTGGGAAGTTGCCGTTTATATCGCCTGGCGATCCATGCCAAAGAAATACCGCTACCCTGAAACGCAGGAAGAACTTGCCACCCAATGCTTAGGATTGAAATCTGACCGCGCGATTGCTACATGGCGGAAGAGCAATCCATTTATCGATGAATACATTACCGTTTTGCAGGGTGAGCTGGTGTTTGATCGCATCCCGGATGTATTGGATGCAATGACTGAGGTCGCCTCTACTCCAGATTACAAAGGTAACGCGGATCGAAAACTTTTGCTGGAGATGACCGGACGATATACGCCTTCATCGAAGATTACAGCAGAGATGGCAAAGAGGCTGGTCAACAGTAAGCCCGAGGATTTGGAAGAATTGAGCGATGACCAACTGCGGCAAATCGAAGAGACTGCCAAATACGCACGTATCCATCGACCCCAAAATGAGGAGACGGCAGAATGAATTCAGTTTCTGTCAGGGCGCATGATCCACAAGCGGCTCGTGGAGAACGCGCAAGACGTGAATTGGCTCGCCGCCACTTGATCGATTACAGCAAGTATGTGGCTCCGTGGTATCAGCCTGCACGGCATCATATATATCTTGCTGAAAAGCTCGAGCAGGTGAAGCTTTATATCGAGACAAAAGGCACGACCGGCATCGGACGATTGTTGATCTGCGAACCTGCGCAATATGGAAAGACCGAACAGGCAAGCCGTTTATTCCCTTCGTGGCTATTGGGCGATTTGCCAGATACGCGCATCATTCTTTGTTCTTATGGCGCTGACTTGGCTACAGAAAACAGCCGGCATACCCGCAATTATGTTGGGAGTGAAGCGTATGCCAGAATCTTTGGCAATCGTTCAGCTGTAGATGAACCCGTCGAACTCAGCCCCGAGAGCAGATCGATTGTGTCCTGGAATTTGAAGGACCATCGAGGATCTGTTTTCGCGGCTGGTGTTGGCGGTGGTATTACCGGGCGACCTGCAAACCTGATCGTGATCGACGACCCGTTCAAATCACGCGAAGACGCGGAGAGCGAAACCTACCGCAAGAAAGTGATGAGCTGGTATCGCTCAGTCATTTATCCGCGTATTGCAAATACGCCAGGCGCGGCGATCATCATCATGCACACGCGTTGGGATCAGGAAGACCTCGCGGGGCAACTGCTGACGCAAATGGTAAGCGACCCGGAAGCCGATCAGTGGGAGGTTGTTTTTTTGCCCGCTTTGGCATTGCAGGATGAACAATATCCAAAGACCGAAGCGGAATACCGCGAGAATTTATTGCGCGGCATTTACATCCCGATGACGGGTGACCCGCTAGGGCGCAAGCCAGGTGAAGCACTATGGCGGGAACGCTCGGATGAGAAGAAGCTCGCATCGACTCGCGCCAACATGATGGATTACGACTTCGAGGCGATCTTCCAGCAGTTACCGCGCATGGCTGAGGGTGAGTTCTTCGATGAGAAGGATTTTGAAATCATCGAGAAGGGTCCCGAAAATTTGCAGTGGTATCGCTACTGTGATCTCGCGTTAGGTGAGACCAAAACCAGCGATAGCAATTCCACTTTAGCCGTTGCACTCGATGAAAAAACAGGCGATTTGCATTTGAGAGACCGCATCAAGGTGCGCAGCTTGGATGAATTCCTTGCGCAGGTTGGCACGGCGATGCTTTCCGATTCTGAGAACGGAACAGAATGGGGCTTTGAGGATGTCGCTTTTCAAAAGCTGGTCATCAAGGAATTTTTGAAACAAAAGAAATTTACAAAGGTGCGGATGCGGTCCGTGAAACCGAACGGTGACAAGGTCGAGCGGGCACGTCCGTGGCAATTGAGAGGCAAACAAGGTCACGTGAAGTTATGGCGCGGAGCGTGGAATCGGGATTTCTTGCGTGAGGCAACATCATTTCCAAAGGGACGCCATGACGATGATGTGGATACCGTCAGCGGCGGTGTGCAGATGATCGCTGAGGATGGCGGCGACCAGAAGACGGCGAGTAGTGAAGCGGTGGTGGTTTCCATCGAATCAATGTTTCAAGGAGTAATGCAATGACAAAAAAAATTAGCAAGGGCAAAGCCATCGAGGAGCTGGTGAAGGGCAGCCTGGACTACACCATGCGCATGATCCGCACTGCATTTGAGACGCAATTCCCCTGGAGGGAAGGCGGACCCAACTATTACGTGGATGAGGTCTTTTCGGATTATGTGATCGTGAAGACCTACAGCGGCGAATTGAAGACCGATGAATATTTCATGGTGACATATTCGCGCAGCGGAGAAACCATCACGTTTGCGGGGCTCGATGCATGGGAGATCGTGGAGTTGACCTACCAGCCACAGACAACGATCACCGAGAGCAAGAAGAAAAGCGGGCGGCGCATCGAGGAAGCGATTGCGCCAGGGAAAGTTGCTCTTCTTGAAGCGAAAGATGAAACGAAGAAGACCCGTCGCATTCGGATCAATGATCTGATGGTGGCGAATGAAGTGAATGGGAATAAACGTCTCTACAGCCGCGAGGTGATCGAGGCTATGGTTGCCGATTGGCAGCCGTATCTCCGCGAATCACGCGGGCAGGGACGATTGATGATCCTGACTGGCGAAGTGGAGCATCCATCCGACAAAAAGAACAAACGCCCCGAATATCTTGAAACGGTCGTGCGATGGGATGAACTTGATTGGAATGGCAAGAGCCTATCCATTGAGGGTGATCTCATACTGACAAGCAAAGGTCGTGACGTGGAAATCTTGATGGAGGCTGGTGTCAACCCTGGCGGCAGTATTCGGGGTATCGGTGAAAGCAAGATCGAAAAGGTTGGCGGTGAAAAAGTCGAGCGTGTGGAATGGGTCTCGATGAATGCGGCTGACCTGGTTGGAGACCCGTCGTTCGTAAATGCGGCGGCGCTACAAGAATCAATCAATCAACAAGGAGATGAAGAAATGTTAGAAGAACTCAAAAAATTACTTGCGGAACATCCTGAATTATTCAGCAAGGGCATGACCGAAGCACAACTCGAAGCGTTGGGTGAAAAGCAGTTGAAGAAACTGATGGAATCCCTGCGTGCTGAATTGGGCATTGGTCCCGAAGGTAACATCGTTGAATCGGTAAAGGCGAATGCTGAAAAGGCTCGTAAGTTCGACGAGAGCCAGAAGCGCACCGAAATTGAAGCGGCGATCACCGAAGCAACCAAGGACCTGCCGTTTGGCAAGGAACTCAACGAAGCCTTCACCGAATCCATCAAGGATGGCAATTTCGAAAGCGCAGAGGCAGTCAAGACTTTTGCTGAAAGCCAGCGCAAAGTGTTTGGCAAACTGGCTGCGGGTAAGAAGTTGAAAGGGATGGGCTACCAGGCTGGCGCTGGAGTACAGGTGATCGGCACTGTACTTGAGACCGAGACCGACACCCCTGAATTTGCGCGTGGCGCGTTCGAGATCGCTGAAAGCATGCGACGCGTGGATAGCAAACCTACCCGCGACTGGCATAAGGTCAATACGATCAACGAAGAATTTGCCAAGCGCGTCTTGGGTCGCTTTGATACCTTTTTCAAGCGCGAGTTGATGCTCGAATCGAAAATGATCGAGGAAGCTGGCACGGTGAGCGATCTGAACCTACCGTATTCGACCGCCCGCGCTGTGACCGAAGAAGCGTTCCCGGATCTGATCGCCAGCGGCATCTTTGATTTTGACGTGATCGATACGGTCATTATCCGCTTGTACTTTGAAGCGTTCAGCGGTGAGACCAACTATGCCCAGACTGTGACCGATGAAGTAGTGGTTGCCGATCATGGCGCATGGGTTTCCCTGGCGAACCAACGCCTAACTCCCGGCACTGTAGTGGTGACAAACTCTGCAGGCACAACCACTTATGTGGAAGACACCGACTACCTGGTGGATTATGCCAACGGCAGAATCTATGCCCTTGCCAGCGGCGCGATTACGGATGGTCAAAGCCTGAAGGCTGACTACGGTTGGACGGCGATCCGCAAGGGTGAGATGCAGGGCATCGAACGTGGAAAGTTGACGCTCTCCTATATCACTGTGGAAGCGAAAGCAGACCGCTTGGCTGACCAGATCAGCAAGGAATCCATCTTGTTTGCTCAGGCGCAGATGGGTTGGGATGTACGTGCGAAGACATTGGCAAACCTTGCCAAGCAGTTGAAGCGCAAGATCGACCAGGGCGCGATGTATATGGCGCTCTCGGCTGCCAAGACTGTTGCCTCGAATGTGGTGGGCACCTGGACCGCCGCAAGCGATACCGAATTGGCGTTCGTCAAGCTCATGGGCAAGGCTCGCGTGAAGGTTGCCAAGCGCTATTACGAACCGACCTTCGGTTTGCTCAGCACTACCAATGCTGATTTGATCGCCAATTGGGATGGCTTCACTGCAGCTGGCAAACGCCCAGATGCGGACCTGAAAGCCAATGGGTACATTGGTCGCTTGAAGGGTTTGGCGATCTTCGATGGCACCGAGTTCAGCGATGGATACGGTCTAGTTGGCAACCGCGAATTGGTGCAGCACCGCGTTTTCAAGCCGCTTTCGTTCCAAGGTCCATTGCCCTCTTACGATAGCAATGGCAAGGTGATTGCCGCTGAGCAGTATTACGCGGAAGAGTTCAACCTGACCGAAACGCCTGTGCCTGGCAAGGGCGCGTTGGTCAAGATCGCGTAACTCCTAACCTCACCCCCGACCCCTCTCCTATAGAGGAGAGGGGAGTATTGAAAGCGAGAATAAATCATGTCAGAACAAACCGTTGAATTGAAATTTGTTGGCAAGGGTCCGCGTGTGGTGTTCGGTAGTTATATCGACACCGATGAGACGCGCAAGTTCACTGTGAAGCAGGCGGAACAGCTTGTTTCCGAATCGCCGAAGGATTGGCAGGTTGTCGGTGAAGCGCCGAAGGGTTTTGGCAAGCCGAAGAAATCTGCCGCGCCGAAGAAAGATGATGGCGAAGGCAAACAACCGCCCTTGAATGAGGGCGAGCAGACGCCGCCTGTTGAGTAAACCCCCACCCCTAACCCCTCCCCCTAAATGGGGGAGGGGAAAAGGATTGATATGACCACTCTTCCAAATCTTTTATCCCAACTGCAGTCGGAAGTTCCGGCGGTGAATTCTGTTCCGAGCGAGGATCAATATAAGCAGGCAATCAAAGATGCTGTAGCTGAGTTTTCACGTCGCTGTGGGTTGACGAAGTTTACGGAGTTGATCATCGTTTCTGGAACTGCATCCTATAACCTGCCCGCTGATTTCTTGAAACTGGTGATGCTGGAAGGGATTGCCAGCGCGGATGGTGTGATCATCTCAAGCCAGGGAATTATTCCGGTTTCTGCGAATTGGGAAGAGACGTATCAAATCGTGAACAAGGTTATTACGTTCAAACCGACCCCCATGTATTCGTTGACTCGAGATCTACGCTATAAGGCGGCTTGGGTCTTGACCGGCTCGGAAGGCAATGAGACCTACGCGGATATGGGCGATGATGAGGCGGAGATCGTGATGCTGAAAGCCAAGAGCATTGCGAAGGAAAAGGTATCCAACTCCATGTCGACGAGCGGTTCGATGAAATATTCGTTCGGCGCAGTGAGCGTGGACAAAGGCTCTGGTGTGGATACGGTATTGAAAGAGGTCTATTCGCTGCAGGGTCAATTCATCGAGGCGTGTGAAGCCTATAACGGCACGAGATTGGAGATTTCGTAATGGCAAAGCTGATACGAAGAAGCGGCACGAAACCTGTTGCCTCTTTTGATGGCGGTGAAGTCCGTGCTGTGATCACAGGTAAAACAATTTCCGTCAGTACACCTGCACTGAATGGCGTGACCCGCAAGCAGTTGGCAGATTTCAAAGATGCCATCAATCTGCTGGGACGTCACATTGCCAGCGTGCTGGATAAATCCTTTTCCCCTCGAGGAACAAAGACCGACCCGGACGAACCGGAACAGGTCCCTGAAGCAAACCTGACGGTTGTTTATCAGATCTACCCAAAAGACACACGACATAAACTGGTATTCACTCGTTATTACGAAAGTGGAAAAGTCCTGGCTTATTTGAAAGCAATGACTTTCAGGGATATTCCAAGTTTCGTTCAGGTTGGGTTCATTGCCAATATTGCCGCTGATTTGATGCGGAGTTACGAGGAATTAGGATGACATTCAACTGGGTTGCCTCGGCTGAGGATATGCGGGCGATCCGCAAGGACAATGAAGTATCGCTGGCGATTCGGCGGAATGATACGACCTTGTCTGCGCAGTTGATGCGGATCGAGATCGCAGGCACACGGGCAATGATGGCGATGAGCGATGCAGCACGGCAGGCAAAGCAAGCGGCATATATCCTGGGTGAGCCTGATATGAATATTATGATTGATGACCGGTTGACCTATAACAACATTTTGTTAAGAGTTGTTTTTATACAGCCCAACCACATGGCGGCTACTATCGCTGAGGCTGTGGTGGTGGAGTAACGATGACCAGCGGATTTCAATGGGTTGTCTCACCAGAGGTAATCGCCAAAGGCATCGAGGACTATGGCAATAAAGCCTTGGTTGCCATTCAAGCGGCGGCTAATTACTGGGGACAACTCAATCAGGATGAGGCTCGGCAAGGCGCGATGTGGGAAGACCGTACAGGCAACGCGCGAGGCGGAATCTTTTTCGCAGTGGATGGTTTTGATTTACAACCACTCACTGGTGAAGTGACACCTGAAGCTAAGAGCGAAATGACCGATGTGGCGGTCGAGAGTGGTGATGCAAACACGTTAATCATCACCCTGGGTCATACTGTTTTTTATGGCAAGCATTTGGAATTATCAAATGGCGGTCGTTACGCCATCATTATGAGCACGTTGGAAAAAAACATGCCGGTTCTTGAGCGCATGGTGCAGGACATTTTCAGAGGCTAAATCATGGCATCTTTGCGAGATCGAATAAATGCATTTATCAACCCCCCTATTACCTCAGGCGAGACGACCGCTGAGGTCAAGGTTTCTGCATCTGGAGATGCAAGTATTGCTGTTTATGAAAAGATGAAGGCGGATCGTGACCGCGTTGCTATTATCAAGACCTGCCGCATCATGTACGAAACCGACCCCCGAGTAAAGAAGGCGCTGCGGACCTATGCTACGGATGTGGTGCGTTCCGGTTATTTTGTGAAGACCGAAGATAAGCAGGCATTGGAAATCGCACAAGCATTGCAGAAGCGGCTGGGTTTGAATAAGAAACTGCAGGATGTAACACGCCTGACTGGGCGCGATGGTGATTCGTTCTACGAGATCGTAGTAGACGACAACTTGGATATTGTCAAACTTTCTCGCAAGCCTACCTTGCAGATGCATCGTGCGAGCAATTCATACGACGAATTCGATAACCCACAAAGGGCGTTTTGGTTGGGCAGCGATCACCAGATGACTCTTGAACCGCCCAAGGATGCTGTGTGGTTTGCGAGCTGGCAGATCATCCACTTGCGCTTTGACCATGACGATGAGAAGCGTTACGGCACACCTATGTGGGCATCTGCGACCGGCGCATTCAAACGAGTAAGTGAAGGGGAGATCGATATCTCTGTGCGGCGTAAGGTCCGCGCTGGGATGATCCTGCACCACGTGGTGGAGGGTTCGCCATCGGATATTGATGCATACAAAGAAAAGAATGCGGCGGCAGAGAATAACCCTTTTGCGGCAGTGCGAAATTATTACACCAATAAGCCTGGCTCAATTAGTGCAATTCAGGGTGATGCGCACTTGAACGAGATCGCCGATATTGTGCATCACATCGAAACCATGTTCACAGCGAGCGACATTCCGATGGAGCTGGTGGCTTACGGCGGGGATCTGAACCGTGATGTACTCGGAGAGAAGAAGGAAGAATACGACGAAACGCTCGATGACGGGCGTGAATGGCTCAGCGAAGAATTCTTGAAACCCCTACATGAATTGCAGTGGATGTTGAAGGGCATTTATCCACAGGATCTTGATTACAAATTTATATGGCGCAAGGCGAAGAGCCTGACTCCTGTGATGCTTAGGGACCTGGCAGATGCACTGATGCGCTTGCGGGTGTTGGGCGTCAAAGAGGAATTGATTCAATCGCTTCTGGCTCAGTTTGTGCCTGGCATTGATCTGGATATGCTACTGGGCGATGGTCTGGATAGCACGGCATTTGCAAATAACCTGAAGGGTTTGAGCATCTGATGAACAAAAACAAATTGCTTACACGATTGGATGAAGTAGCTTTGGACATGCTGGATAAAGCAGCATTCAAGGCGCTCTTGCGCATGCAGGTGTACTTCACAGGGCGGACGCATGAGTTGTTGATCCAGTTTGGAAAGCAGGCGGCGGCTGTGTTGTTGAAGCATGGCGATGATGAAGGCAAGCTGGACGGTTTGCGTGGTTTCCGCGCACAGGGTGATCTGCTCAAACTGTGGAGCGATACGTTTACAACGTGGCAGGCTGAATTCTTATCGGCGCGGCGGGAGGCGGTGAGTCTTCCGTATGGTGTGCTGGCGGTGAGGCATGAACGGTTCGTTCGACCATTGACGATGGACAATAAACAATTGACCGAAGCCATTGAGGATGGGGTATTCAAACCGCAGATCGATGTGTTGTTGAAGGTCGCTGAGGAATATTTGTACGGTGATGGCATCACATTGGACGGACGCATTTGGCGCATCGATGCGGCGGGGCGTGAGGCGATCAATAACGTCATCATGCAGGGCATTACGGATGGTGATTCAGCGTGGAATATCGCCAAGAAATTGCAAGGTCAATTGGGTGCGGGTGAGAATTGCCCGCGCTGGACTTCAACGCGTTTGTATGGACGCACTGCCAGCGATAAGGCGGCGGGTGATCCGACTGGACTTTTATCGGGCAATGACTGTGATGGGCGCGGCGTGGCATATAAAGCCTTGCGCCTGGCGCGGACTGAAATTCAGAAGATCCATGCGCTGGCGACGGACAAGCTCATGGCGCAGCAGCCCTGGGTGGAGCAGGAACAATGCCATCTCTCTGCAGCGCATCCCGAACCAGACGAATGCGATGACGTGATCGCAGGCGGCGAAGGCGGCAAGGGCATCTACCCAGTCGGGACGATTGAATACCCGCTTCATCCGAATTGTTTTTGTTACAAGACTGCCGTGCTGATGAATCAAAAAGAATTCACCAGCCAGTTGAATGGCTGGTTGAAAGGGGAACAGGATTGGGCGGAGATGGACGCATACGCCAATACCATCGGTGTGGATGTTTCGTCATCGCTCATGCCCGATGCAGTCAGTCTGGCAGTCTGGTTATTCGGTAATGAATTGGAGGGCGTGCTGAAATGACATTATCAAGCGATATCAAGGCGGTCTTGACTGCGAACGTGGATTTGATGGCAGTGCTGACTGGCGGCATTTTTGTGGATGTTGAAGAAATCTCGATTCAGAAAACTTCCAGCGCGTTTGATTCAAATAAAGAAATCAAACCCTGTGCGTTGATCAAGGTCCCAAACGAAGTGCCCGCGGGTCCATATAAAACCAGCGTGCGCACGACCTTTGTTGTTTATTTGTATCAGCGTTCAGGGTATGACCAGATCGCTGCGGCAATGGTCTATATATATGGCGAATTGAACGAGAAGAAGATCGGGACGAAGGTATGGAACATCGAGCATGTTAATTCGGTGCATCAACAGCGAGACCAGGCATTGGATTGTCCGCTTGGCTTGCTGAGATTTTTGGCTGTACGTCAACTATAAAAAGGAGAAGAAATATGAGCAAGCCTTACGGAATCAATCAGATCAAGATCAAACGCGGAACGCAAGTTGTGCAGTTCCCGGTCGCGCAGACGCTTGAGTTCGAAGAGCGCATTGTCTCTGGCGAATTGCCAGGCGATGATGGGTTGCAGGCGGTTGCCTCACATACCAACGGCGTGACATGGAAAATCAAAGCAGGTGGCATCTCACTGGATGCTTATGCGCTGATGACGGACCGCACCGTGAACGAGACTGGCACTACGCCAAACGTAGTGCGGACGCTCGAAAGCGGCGGTGTTGGAAAACGGATGCCGTATTTTGAAATCTACGGCAAGAGCCTCGGCGATGGGGATGATGATGCGTGGATCCACATCGTCAATGCCAAAATCACTGATGGCATCAAAGGCACGATGGGCGATAAGGAATTCTTCGTCAGCGAAATCGGCGGCATGGCTCTTGATTGGGAAAAGGTCGAGCATGAAACCGCCGCGGACCTGCCCTCTGGCGGAACCCCGCCCGCATTTACGCTCTCCAGCTCGCCCGCGGATGCAGCAAGCGGCGTAGCTGTTGGCGCAGATGTGGTACTCACCTTCAGCAATGCCCTGGCGTATGGCGCGGAAGATGCGATCATCCTCACCACAGCGGCTGGCGTGCCTGTGGCTTGCGCCCGCACCATCAATGCGGCTCGCACAATTGTGACGCTCAACCCGAACTCGAACCTGGATGCGGCAACTGATTATCTGGTCATCGTCCCGAACGTCCACGACAAATACGATCAGGCGCTCGCCGATACCGTGATCAACTTCACCACGGCGTAAAGACCATCACCTCAACCCCTCCCCATTAAGGGAGGGGTTGAAGAATAGGAATCAATATGAGTGTGCAATCATTGAAACAATCTCAAAAGGCAAAACGTTCAAACCTTGCCGCATGGCGTGCCGCGCGGGTACATGATCTTGATTTACCAAGTGGCTTGAGAGCCGTTGTGCGTGATGCAGATATGACTGACCTGCTCCTCAGCGGGCGTCTCCCGCCTGTCATTATTGAAATGGCGAAGCAAGCGGCAGAGGAAGGAAAGGGTGATCTTGACCTTCAAAAAATTGGCACCGAGTTAATGGAGAAGAATTCACAAGACTTCCTCCAGATGCTCGATACGATAGCAAAAGCCGTATTGGTTGATCCTCAAATTGGAGATATTGCGGACGATGACCACATCACGCTGACAGAGCTGCCAATGACAGACAAGATAAAAATCATGGAGTTCATCAATAGGGGGGCAGAACAACTGCATCCCTTTCGTGGACAATCCAACGAATTTGTGGAGGCTTCACAATCTGGCAACGACGTATCGGTTGCGTCCAAGTGATATCTTTCACTGCGAAACCGAACTGGCAGCATGGCAATTGGACGAAGCCTGTTTAATCACAGGACGGCGTGTGGAAAACAATATTCAACAGAATAAATTGCCGTTTGATGGTTTGGATATACCTGCGACAACAACCCCCAACGGCTACCGTAGCACAAGTCATATCGCTGCGAAAAAGGTACAAATCAAAGAAGACGGAACCTGGTAATGGCAATTCAACTTGGAAGCGCATACGGAAAAGTTAATCTTGATGTAAAAGGCTTGATCGATGGGGTTCGACAAGGCAAGCTCAGTTTGCAATCCCTTGCCGCTGCAGGACAGGCAATGGGTCAGACCTTGCAAAATGTGGGCAGAACTCTCTCATTAGCATTGACTATTCCGATTCTTGCGATGGGCGCGGCATCCATCAAAGCGGCAAGCGATTTTGAGGAAACAAAAAACAAAGCAATTGTCGTTTTCGGGGAAATGTCTGATTCGGTTGTATCAAATGCAGACCGTGCAGCTGCGGCTTTGGGTGTAAGCAAAACACAATACTTGGATTATGCATCATCCATTGGCGCGGCGTTGACTGCTGGTGGCATGGGAGTTAAGGAAGCAACTGAACTATCTGAGCAGGCAGTTCAGCATTTTGCAGATCTCGCGTCGTTTCACAATACGCAAGTGGAAGACGCCGCGCTTGCCTGGCAATCTGCCATCCGTGGTCAGTTCGAGCCGATCCAAAAATATTTCCCGTTCATTACCCAACAATATTTACTAACCTATGGCACAGCTAATGGACTGATTGACGCAAATACCAAACAACTTACAGCCAATCAACGCGCCATCATTCTTAATGCAATTGCACTCGACGAGCAGTTGAACCCTGCACTCAACGATTTTGCCGAAACATCAGGCGGACTTGCAAACCAACAGCGTATTTTAAAGGCCCAATTTCAGGATTCATTGATCATGCTGGGTCAGAATCTGCTCCCAATTGCTCTGGAGGTTGTGCAAGGGATGAATAAAATGTTGGAGGCCTTCAACAAAATGCCGCCGTCCGTTCAAAAGGCTATCATTATTTTCGCTGGACTGTTGGCTGCGCTCGGACCCCTGCTTTCCATCCTGGGTACGGTAATCTCATTCATTTCAACGATTGTTGGCTTTGCTAATACGTTGGGCGGTTTGGGTATTTCTCTTGGGTCTATTGCGGCTGCGGCTGGCGCGGCTGGCACAGCCTTGGTGGGGCTTGCCGCCTCTGCATTGACGGTGATACTTCCGCTATTGCTAATCATTGCCACGATTGCCCTGGTGTATCTTGCCTTTAAGAATAACTTTATGGGCATTACCACTACAGCGAAGCAGTTGTGGTTCATCATCAAATGGGGTTTCGCGCAGATGTGGGCAGCGCTTAAATCTGGCGCGGCGGAAGCATTAGCGAACCTGCGATCAGGGTGGGATGCGTGGGTGCAGCAGAATAAAGCGACCTTTACAGGCTGGGCGACATGGATTCAAAACGCCTGGGAGAATGTTCTCAAATTCTTTGCAAAAGCGCGAGACTACATTGTGCAGGTCTTCCAACGCATGAATTGGTCACAAGTTGGGAAATACGTGATGCTGGGTCTTGCAAATGGAATTTTGATGGGTATCCCTGCCTTGATCGCGGCAGGAGTGAAAGCTGCAAGCGAGTTGATGAAAGCATTTGATAAAAAATTAGATATTCGTTCGCCATCGGGTGAATTTGAGAAGCGCGGCAAATATAGCTGGCAGGGTTATATGCGCGGCTGGGGCACACTTGACCCCAATAACATGGCAAAGGCAATGGCAAACCCAGTCTTGAACCAGAATTCGTCGAACCAGCAAAACACTTCCTTCCATTTTGCCAGCGGTCTCACCATCCGCCAGGCGCAGGAAATGATTGCAGAGAATAACGACCGCATGTTCGGGCGGCTTTCCGAACGATTGGCAGGAGCATAATGTATTTTGGCATTGGAACTTCCGCAGGCACGATCACCGATCTGCAAGATTTGGCTGTGCCGATCACCTATCCAAAATCCACGTACCTTCCAACGGCTGTCACCAAGAAAACGGGAGCGAATACAAAACGCGGTTTTGGTCTGCCGGTCGCCTATTGGACATTCCCATTGATGACGCTCGAAGAGCGCAACCAGTTGAAATCGTTTTGCTCCGGTTATTCTGCAACTGTGTACATCCGCACGAAAAAAGACGATGACACCTATGCCGATTATCAATGCACGATGAACTGGGCGGATGATGATACCTCCGGCAGGTGGTTTGGCGAGCGCAAAGAGATCGTGATCGAGTTCGTCAACCTGGTGGGGGTGTAATGGCGCGTGCTTTAACATCCGATGAGCTGGTATCTCTGCGAAGCGACCAGGCTTCGATTCTTTGGCTGGACGTGGACGTTCCGCCAGTGGTTTTTGCGTGCCAGGTGAATCAGACATTTGCAACACTGGATAAAGTGATCGAAGTGGCCTACGATACTGTCACGGCAGGCGCGTATGGGGATGTGCTGCCAGGTATGACGGTTCTGGTTGGGTCCGCGGCGGGTCTGGCGGATATTGGCATTTGCCGCAATCGCAAGAGCGCCACATCTACCAAATTGTTCCTGGGCGAGCATGCGGATATCGCCTGGGCGAATAATATCCATATCACCGTCCTCGATGACTTTGGCATTTGGGATCGAGAGAAACGAACGCTCGCAGACGGCACGCAATATATGGATAGTGAGATCGCTTATAGCGACCAGCACACCGCGTTTTATCCCATCGTCAATGCGGGTCCTGCGCGGCGCGTGGCAAAACTCAGCGGATCGTATGTGGATTTGCAATTCAATCTAACGGGTTCATGGGTCTTGGGTTCGACGCTCTCGACCTATTCCGTGAGCGCGCCTGGCTCGGTCTCTGTGACTGGTGGGACGACAGCCACACCAACGATCCGTTATAACGCAGCGGGCAGGTATCGCGTGGCGTTTACGGTCACTGCGGCGAACGGGAAGAGCACCACGGTGTATCGTACTGTGCGGGTGTGGTCAAATGCCTCTCCGCTCATTTCAGCATTCACACTGGATGCGTGCCGAGGCTCGTATGACAACGGTGGCTGGGAATTTTCGGTCGCCATTCAGGGTGCGGACGCAAATATCCGCGAACGGGCGATGATTACGGTTGTGTCGCAGGATTTTTATGATGGCGATGAGGTCAGCATTGGTCCCATCGTTGGGTATGAGAATATCGTCGCCATCGGGTGGGTGAGCAATGAACCCATCGAGTACGACCCGAATGGAGGGAAGACAAAGTTCGAAGTGAAGGGTCCGCATTGGTGGATGAACCAGCTCACAGGGTCGGATGTGGCGCTGGTCAATGTTGGCACGACTCCCGCAAAATGGAGCGAGATGTTCGGGTTGACAATCGACAAGGCAATCTATCATCTTGTTTATTGGCGCTCGACGATTGCATTCATTATGGATGTATATAAGAGTGGCGATCCGCGCCTTGCGCCTGAGCTGACGGAGCCGATCAGCTCGCTGTGGCAGAAACTCGCAAACTTTGCGGATAAGATCCTCGCACGTCCATGCTGTGATCGGTATGGTCGTCTGTTCGTGGAGATCGATCCGCAGTTGACGGAGGTAGCAGATCGTTCGGATGTGATCGTGATGACGCTCCAGAAAGGGGACTGGCTCGACAATGGGTTGGATATCAAACGCAGGTACGTTTCGAGCGATGCGCGGATCGACCTCACGACGTGGCTGGTGGAGGGCGGCTCGGAACCGAAGACCTTATACAGCCTGGCACCAGGTCATAATTTCAAACGCTGGGGTCAGAATATCCCGCTCGATAATTATCTCGCCGCAAGCCAGGCGCAGAGTAATGCGATGGCGGGCTTGATCCTTGGTGCGAACAACCACGTGTTCGATTTTGATTTCTCGCTTGCAATGAATAACCGCATGGTGGATATCGTTCCTGCACAATATGTGGAGGTTGATATTGCTGAGGGAGATACTTCACGCGGGATTGCTTATAGCGGCAACGTCGTCGTGCGTGAGGTGGAACTGCTGCAGGACAATCGCGGGTTCCTCTTGACGGATTGGAGTGCCGAGCAGGAGAGCGTGCCTGAAAATTCGACCAATGGTGATATCCCAGATGGTGAAGGAGGATTCGACGATCCGCCTGACGTGCCGCCGCTGGATTTTTCCATGCCATCCCTGCCGTCCATTCCTATGCCGCCAACAACGGATCCATTGTCTGTAAAAACAGTGGTGTTGATGATCAAAGATAAGGGCGTGTTTTATACGAAGGATTTCGATGCCAAATCTCCGCATTGGTTTGCGATGAATTCAGGTTTGCCAAGTTTTGCTAATTTGGTGAATTTGGAAATCTCTGCCAGCGGTAAATTATTTTTACAGATTGGGGGCAGCGCTATTTATTATGCACCATCCCTTGGATCTGCCTGGCAGTCGATATTCGATACTACGTTAATCGGCAACCCGCAGGGGTATGCATTTCCACGCGACCCAGAGATCATGGGCTTTGGCATCAATCGCAACGGGGATGACGATATCATCATCATTGCAGGATTGGTCGTCACCATCTTTTCAACCTGTATTGTTTATCCGTGGCGCGGATCTCATTCGTCGTTATCGCAAACGTCTGGCACATATATACTTATACCCTCTGCGGCCAGTCGCCGCGGCTTTCTGAACCTCAAAGGCGATAAATGGTTATGGTCTTTTGTAAATACTTCAGAACAAGTTTCTGCTGCAACGCTCAGTAAGAATGGCGCGGTTGTCGTGGACGTCACTGCCATGCCTGGCGGTGGGTATCCGATCCTGGCACAATCTCGCTTTGCCACTGATGCCGCAACCGTTCTTGCGACGAAACCTCGATTAACTCTGAATGGCGGCGCATCATGGTCGGAATTGACAAGCGCTCCAACGCCATTTGGTTCGTTCGGTGATTTGTTTCAATCAGTTGCCCCTAATAGTGATGGTCAGAAAATCGTGATCGGGGTCAATGATGTGATTGGCTTTCGTCGCTCATCTGATTTTGGTGCGACGTGGGGCATGACCAGCATTGCGCAGGTGGTTACATCGGTCTGGCATGTTGGAAAGGATTCATGGATTTTTGCTGGCGCAAACCAGATCAAGATTACACACGATATGGGGGATACGGTGGAACAAAAAACAGGCGATCTGCAATCGTGGGTGACTGCCTTTTTCAATGTACTGGCGATCCGCCACCTTCCATGAGGCGCTATGAAACGAGCAGAAAAAAACTTTTTCGAAACGCTATCCAATAAACTTTCACGTTACCAGACGCGTTCGGTCATATATTCTGGTTTTCTTGGAAAACGGGATGGGACCATCGAAGTGCCTGGCTTGAGCGGCTATGTTTATATCCGCATGGCGAATGGCGAGGTTCTCAGCGCCTTCAACCAACGTGTGCCGAACATTTTCAATTTGCCGATCTATTTTGGGTATGACCCAGCGGCACCGAAATTATTCCAGGTCTTGTCCATCCGACCCGTATTTGTGACGCAGCCGAATCAGGATGTATCCCTGCCTGAGATTCCCGATCACAACCATACCTGGCCCGCCAGGCTTACCACATGGGTGCGAGGCGAGCAGTTTTTGCCTGGGTTGGTGCAGGCA